CTGCTGGCGCAACACTCAATGTCAACGGCGGTGAGCGCAGGCTGTGGGACACGAATGGAACCGTGGCTGCCGGGTCTACGGTCTATCTCGATGATGACGGCGTAGGAGCGAACGAGGGAGATACTGTATACCGAATGCCTTTTGATGGGTATTTGTTTTCCCTGGATTGCTATGCCGACGGTTCTCCCGGCGGTTCTGATACTTTTATTTACACCGTGCGAACAAGTGGTTCAGACACCATTCTTACAGCAACTATTAGTGGCGCAAGTACCAACGTACGTGCTTACCCTGCAACAGCGGTTTTTGCAGCCAAAGGAACATCTATTACGATTAAACTCGTAACCAGCGCCACCGCAACAGCCCGCCGGCATACCGGTAACCTGCACATTCTAGGAGTTTAGCGTGCAACAGCAAGAACATACAGGCTCTGAACGTTGGACGGAGCTTGATCGCGAAATCTTCCTTGCGGACATTGTAAAGGCTATTCAAGACTCGCAACCAGCCGCCTTGAACGAAGAGGAGCTTCGCTGGGTCCGCTTAGCGATACAAGTGGAGGCACAGCGGCTCCGTTTACGGCAGGCGATTATCGAAAAGACCCTTGTCGGTCTTGCTTGGATGTTCCTCGTCGCGGCGGGGTACATCTTGCTTGATTATTTCCAGGCCAGGGGACTTAACCTTCGGCCGTTGCCGCCCTCGAAATGAGCTGCTCGGGTTGGGGGTGGCTGGCCGCCAAGGATCCGGAGGAGGACGATACCTTCCCGGACTCAGACGGTTGGCTTCCCTGGATACCGCCGGGGGTGGAAGCGCCCGATACTCAACCAACTTACCCAGGAGCACTTGATGAACTTCGACATGGCGTTCGAAAAACTGATAGGTCATGAAGGCGGGTATGTAAATGACCCGGAAGACCCTGGAGGGGAGACGAAGTTCGGGGCGTCGAAGCGGAGCTATCCGCGGGAGGATATCCCGAATATGACCCTTGAGCGGGCGAAGGAAATTTACCTGCGGGACTTTTGGTGGAAGGCTGGCTGTGACGTGGTACCTGTTGCGGCGAAGTTTGACCTCTTCGACATGGCGGTGAACAGTGGGGTAAAGCCCGCGATCTGTACGCTGCAGAATGCAGTGGGGACGGTGCCAGATGGGATCATCGGGCCGCGGACGTTGCAGGCGATCAACTTCGCTAACCCGGTGAGGCTGGTGGCACATTTCAACGCACACCGGCTGTTGTTTATGACGAACCTGAAAAACTGGCCGGCGCACGGGAAGGGGTGGGCGAGAAGGATTGCGAAAAATTTACTTGCCGCTTAGAGCCCAGAGGAAAAGCCAGAGCACGAGGGCGAAAAGAAGGAGGAATCTCATGTCGCGCCCTTCCGTGCGGCGCTGACAATATCCGAATCAAAGCGCGGTAAAAGTGCATAGTCGCCGTAGTCATCGATGCTCAAGCAATCGTCCACATGGCGCAGCGCATCCTCTAGCACGCGCACGCGCTCCCGCAGGCGCTCAATCTCCTTGTCCTTGGCGGCACTGACTGCGGCGGCGTGGGCGTGCATCTGCCCCTCAATCCAAAGCGGTCCGGTGTAGTCGGCCGGCAGCTCGTGCGGCTCGTAGCCTTGCGGCAGCGGCGGCAGGGTGATCGGGTCAGCCATTGCCGCCCTTGTGATGCCGTGCTGCGGCAATACCGGCTCCCCCATGTGCGTTGGACTCTCGCGCTCATGTACGGCGTTCATGGCACTACGGTACTCTCCCAGCGTCTGCATGGCCGTGTCCCACCACTTGCCGTTGTAGTCGCTCAGGACGCACTCCAGATCAAGCGCGAGTTTGTGCGCGTATTTGCTGGCTACGGCGTCCATTTCGTCTATCAAGGGCTCCCGCACGACAGGGGCGGCAGACAGCACTTTGTCGATCAACGCCTGTGCATCGCTCGATACCGCAGGATCAAGCGCCACCGAAACATGCCAGTCGATCAGGTTCTTAAGCGCGGCCCTTGCGTCGGGAAAAGAATCAGTCGTGCCGATATGGCAGCAAACCAGTTCGTCATCAATCGCGGCCTTCCACTGATCGGCGGGCACGACAGGGGCGGGCGCTGCGGCGATACCTGCTTTGATGGCTGCGCAAAATGCGTCCCACATTCCGGGCGTTGCATCCCACGCCTCCGCGGCGGCTTGGGTCATGCCTTCGGTCGGTTCCCTCGGCACCATCACCATGTCACCGTGGACCGGCTCTGGCTGCGGCGCTGCGGGATGGATTACCAACGATACCCTGTCTCCCGCTTCTACGCGCACCCAGCCTTGTTCAGCCATCCTATGCATACCTAGCTCCCCTTTATCCGCTTCTTCAGACATTTCGTTTTCTCTTGGCATACCAGTTCTCCTTGTTTAAACAGCGCTCGCCGCTTGCGGACAGCCCGCTCCGATACTCCGAGCCTCGCGGCAACAAGCCCGGTGGATACATCTTTGAAGTAGGCCCAGAACCACGCCTCGCAGCAGTAGCCGAGGCCGGTCGTGATCAGGTCGGCGAGAGTACCTTCGCGCGGATTATGGCGGGATAATTCGCTCATAGTAACGTATCAGGTGTAATGACAATCGGTGTCGCCGCCTGGGGGCGCTCCTTCGGCGGCTTGCCGGAGGAGAGCATTACGCCCTGGGCGGTGTTCAGGATGATGACCTGGCCCGAGCGGACGCTGCCCTCGAGGATACCTTCGAAGTCGCGGAAGTCCGGGAAGTAAACGTGGATCATCTTGTAGGCTTCCTCATACCCGACGGTGCCCTTGCGCTCGATGTAGTCGATGAACCGCTCGGCCTGCATGGAGTCCTCGGTCCGCCCGATGCGGGAGAATACCTTGTGCATGTCCTGCTCCACATCGAGGAGCATAGCGTTGGCGAGCTGGAGGTCGTCGATGGTGAGGACGAGGGAGTCTCCACGGGAGGCAGAGAGGACCATCGCGAGTTTGTGCAGGTGGGTCTGCTTCCGGGCGGCGTAGCCCTCAAGCATCTGATCGTCCATCCGGGAGATCGCGTCTTTCCAGAAGGCCTCGTACCAGGCGCGGCCCCACTCGCGAGCGTCCTTGGCGATCTTGAATTCCCCCATGAGTTGGGAGATCTTTTCAAGGTCCGCGATCAGGTTGAGGCGGAACTCAGGGTCCGAGTCCCCCACGTGCTCATCGACGTAGGCGATGTACTTCTCCTTCGTGTTGCCGTAGACGAAGATGCAGCGGGAGGAGAGGCCGCCGCCGATCATCGCTTGGGGCATGTTGTCTGCGATCCAGTGAGGGGTAGTCCCGGCCTGCATGTTGATCCAGGGCGCTTCGATCGTGTCGTTACCAGACATCTTGGTGACCTTCTCGTAGGACTTCTTCCCATCCCAGAGTTCGATCAAGAGGTTAATCATGTCACGGTCTTGGAGGTTGAGGAGGGAACCGAGTTCGCTTGCCGCGAGGGTGAGGGGAGACATCGGAACCCACACGCCCTGGTACTCAAACGCCTCCGACGCGTTGGCGAAGGCGGTGACGAGGGCCTGCCAGGTGATGGCATTGGGGCCGAACTTAATTCCGGGCACTTGCTTGAGCAGATCCATTGAGATGTCGATTGTGGTAGACTTCGTGACGACGCCGGGCGGCCCTACGTAGATGATGTAGAAAGAGGGGAACCACTGGAAGCGTTTCATGTCTAGCCACACCCGGCGACGCAAGGCCCCCGCTACCGCCCCGACACCTGCCCAGAAATGCATCCTCCGAGGGGCCTCGGTTACGGAGGCGTACTCTAGATAGGCGCGAATCCAATCAGGGAAATGGCGGTCGGTCACACGCAGTCCCCCCAGGAGATCGGCGAGGTCTTGACGCCGGTGGGGATGACCAAGGGGTCGGCGTAGGGGATCACGATGCGGGAGGCTTCTTGCATCTTGGGGAGGAGCGTAGCCGCCCGGTGCGTGGGGAATTGTCCAGCCAAACTATCATGTACCTGCAGGAGAACCTGCACTTCCGGCAGCTGCTCGTGGAAGTTCAGCCAGATCTTGTTGATCAAGATACCCACGGTGGACTGCGGCACCCATGCGCAAGCCTCGGGGAGGAGTTGCTCGAGCCGATCGAAGATGTACCAACGATACCCCCAGCGATTCTCGACGAAGCGATACCGGCGGATTTGTTCCTCCGTCCGGCGGTGCCACTTCAGAATGCCGGGGTGCTGCTCGAACCAGAGCTTCTGCGCTCGGTCCACCTCATGAACGGTCCGGCCTGTGTGGGCCGCGACCGTCTTGGCGGAGCCTACGTAGTTCGTCGCGTGGCAGAAGACCTTGGCGAACTCCCGCTTGTGCTTTCGGGGGCCGCGATGACTTGGATACGCGGGGTGGGACTCAACCAGTTCTTCCAGAGGGGGTGGCTCCTTGTTATCAAGAGAGTAAACATTAAGCAGGTGAACGTCAGCGCCAAGACGCAGAGCAGCCTTGAGCATAGGATCGTCAGCTTCCCAAACCACGACTTGGAGGTCGGCGCGATCGAGGTCCATGTCGAAGAAGGTGTAGCCGGGGTCTGGGACGTACATTGAGCGGATATTTGGGAGCCTGAAGTCCATTGATCCCCGTGCCGCAGCCTTACCGGAGCTCTTAGATTTTTCACTCGGGATCGTTTGGAGGTTACCACCAGACCCAAAGGCGTTCTGGCTGGACGAAAGGCGATACGAGTACGGGGCGCTTTTTCCACCGGCATCTCCTGCTACATTAAAGGAACACCGCATCCGCCCGTCCTCGTCCAGGGGCATCATGACGAAGTCCCCGAGGAATTTGTTCAGGGTACGGATGTCTGCGATTGCGTTGGTTAAGGGGCGGACGAGGGGCTCACGGGCTGCGATCTTCTGGAGGGCCTCGTCGTCACAGGTCGGGCGCATGACCTGGCGGCCGTCGATCGCCACACGCTTGAGGATGGGTTGCTGGTTCAGGTCCTCGTAGAAGAGGGCCTGCATCTGCTTGGGGGAGGAAGGGTTGATCCCGTGGCCGAGGATGTTGAAGAGGAAGGCCTCGCGGTGGGACAATTCTTCTTGAATGTCCAGGGCCATCTTCGCTCGGCGAGCGGTATCGACGCGGACGCCGAGCTGCATCGCGCGGAGGACTGGCCAGAAAAGGCGTTGCTGCTGCCGGTCGACTGCCTCGAGTCCCATGACCTTGGCGACTTCCTTGAGGGCCTCCCCCACCTCACGGGTGTAGACGCAGTCCTGAAGGTTGTACCGCCAGCGCTGGTCTTCGGGAGTGTCCGAGGCGATCTTGCCCTCGTCCTTCCAGTAGTAGTACCAGTCCGCGTACATGGAGGCGAGGAAGGCCAGGCCCTTGGGGAGCTGGGCGAACACGGAGTGCTGACTGATCATCGTATCCTGGCCGCCGTTCGGGACGAAGTGCCAGTGGCGATAAACATACTGCGCGTCATAGAGGCCGTTCTGCCAGCGGACTTGGATGTTCTTGTGGGTGAGGAGGATGCGGAGGTAATTGACGATTCGGGCTTCCTCGTCCTCAGACCAATACCCTTTGGGCTTACCCTGCGCGACGAAGGGGATGCAGATCGCGTCATTGCGGGACCAGCTGAAACCCACGCAGTCAATGTGACCGTAGCGAGTTTCAATGTCGAAGTCGAGCCAGAGCTGGGTGCCCTTGTCGGCAGCGGAGAGGAGATTGAGGAGGGTAGCCTGGGCGGTGTCGAAGGTCGGGCGGATTATGAAGTTCCACTCGGGGCGGTTGTCGTACTCGCGAGTGGTCATGTGCCGCTTAACCCGGCGGAGGTCGGCGAGGACAACTGCGCGGAGGGGCCAGTCGCGGAAGACTACGGAGGGGTGGAGAGTGGGGATGACCTTACGCCCGCCCGAGGTCATGAGGGAGCCTCTCCACTTCATCGCGCCCCACTGACCCGTCAGGGCCCACATCGCCAGCGATCCGAAGGCTACGATGATGTTCGGCTGAACCATCTCGATCTCGGTGAGGAGTTCGGAGACGCCTTCATGAACCTCCCTGGAGCAATAGCGGTCCTTGAGCAGGGTGTGCGCCGGGCCGATGTCCTTCTTCTTCAGAGGCATGAACACCTCAAGCCGCCCCTCCGGCGGGCGGGTCTTGACCACGCTGGTAACGAAGCACTCGGAGCGCATGATTCCTGTCTCGTGGAGCATCCGGTTCAACTCCTGGCCGGCGGCACCGGCGAAGGGATGGCCGGCCCGCTCGTCGTCGAGGGATGCGTACTCCTGCACCAGCATGATCCGGGAGGGGGCAGGCCCCTCGGAACGAATACGGGGCATTAGCGACCTCCCCGGGACTTCTTCAGTGCGGCGATAACGTAAGGGTCCATGTCAGGCTGGCGGCGCATCCACGCTACGTAGTCGCCGGGCAGGTCTGCAATGGCGGTGCCCTTGTGCTTGCCGAAGGTAATGACGCGAGGCAAGCGACAGTCCTCGGAGAAAGCCCAGAGTTCTTCCGGCGGTGCTCCGACAAGCTTTGGCGCGTGTTCCTGCAACATCGCGTTGAGAATGAACTGACAAAAGTAAACATCGGCAGCGGCAGAGTGTGCTTCACGGAGGGCTGTTCTGGTTTGCGGAGTCGCTCCGCAGAGCATGTAGTACAAAGCGCCGAGCTTGTGGGACTCGAGAGTAGGGTAGAGGAAGCGCGCGATAGCGAGAGTACAGATGCGCTTGATCGGCGGCCTGCCGAGTGCGTCCCAGTCGTAGTCCACGTTGTGCCCGATGATGTACTGGCAGGGAGGTAGCTTGGCTTCCGTGGAAGGGATGCAAAATTCAAGATCTTCCGGCAAGATGTGATGCGCGGCGAGAGCGCCCCAGGTCGAAGGCACCTGCGGACGAAAGCGCGCAACAGCCGCTGCCTTGCCCGGCTCCGCGTAGGCCAGCTCAATCACCTCAGGCTTTTCCGCCCCGTTTGTTTCTGTGTCGATGATGAAGACAGTCATGATTACCCCTTCAATGCAATGTCAAGTTCAGCTTGCTTGTGCAGGTCCTCGATCCGGCGGACTGCGATGCCGTAGCTAGCAGTGTCCTTCTCGATGCCGGTAGCCTTGAGGCGAAGTTCATGCGCCGCCGGGAAGATCGGACCAGTGCCGCAGAACGGATCGAACACGCTGTCGCCGGGGAGACAAGAGCGGGAGAGCAAGTCGCGGTAGAGAGCGACAGGCTTCTGCGCCGCGTGGCCGAGGTTCTGGTCGGCGGGATAGTCGAGTACGTCGCCGCCCATGCGGAGGGTGGGGCGCTTGCCCTTGACGCAGTAAAAGATCGTCTCGTACTTCCGCTGCGGGCCACGCTCGGGCCAAGGCGCGCGCGAACCTTGCTTCTTGTACCAGATGAGGGGAGTGCGGAAGACTTCCCACCCGGCGGCGAAGAACAAGGCCTTGATAAGGGGGAAGCGATCTATGTCGCAGAAGGCGTAGAGGTGCGCCTGCGCTTTGGCGATGCGGAAGCCTTCAGTGGCAAGGGCCACGTAGCAGCGCTCGGCGTATTCCCAGTCGTCGGTGTAGCCGTGAGCTCCCGCGGCCAAGCCGCCCGAGTCACCGAACTCGTCTGCGCCCATGCCGTAGGGAGGGTCGGTGAGGATGCAATCGAAGGACTCGGCCATGCAGCCCTGCATCCAATCGACGGAGTTGGTGTTGAATATCTGGTGCACGTTCGCGGTGTAGGTGGCGCCAACACTGGCTCCGAGGGCACGGTGCTTCTCGGTGGCCTCCTGTTTCTTGAGGATCTTGAACGCTTCGTTGACGGTCTTGGCGGCCTTGACTTCGGGATTGTCCAGGTGCCGGGCGACGATCAGCTCTTGGCGGAGGCCCGCTTGATACGCGCCCATCTCACCGGGCTTGAGATTCTCCGTCGCTTCGGGGTGGAGTTCCCGTGCTACGTCGGCGATGCTCGGAGGGAGGACGCCGGCAGCGATGGCTTGCTTGGAGCGGAGCTTGACGAGACGCTCATGGGCGGATGCACGCTCCTGCCACGACAGGTCCACCCGGTGAATGTTCTCCTCGAGTTCGGCCTCTTCGTAAGCAAGGGGGTCGAGTTCCTCGAGCAGGGTGTAGGGAATGTGGCCCACAGGCACGTCGGCTCCGTCGTGGCGGATGCCCTGGCCGAGGTCAGCGAGGTCGCCCACTGCACGGAGGCGGCGTTCGCCTGCGACGAGGACGAGGGAGCCGGACTCGCCGGGCCGGAGGATGATGGGGTGGAGGAGCCCGCGCTTGGAGATGCCGTCGGCGAACTCGTGCATCTTGGCGGGATCGAACAGGGCACGCTGCCGGTTGGGCAGGATAGTGATAGTGTCAATACGGATGGTTTTCACGAGTAGTCCCCTGTATAGATCAGGCGCGGAGCAGGATTGCTGTCTTGCCCGTAGAAAGCGCCGCAGTTGTTGCAGCCGTAAGACAAGTTATCGTCCCAAAGGTCATTGGACTGACAGCGCTGGCAGCGCCCGGTGAAGTGGCCAACAGGTTGACGTTCGGGATTGGTTTGGCTTGGCGGAAGGTTTGGGTACTTGTGCATGGTGGTCTCCGGATGAGGGGAAAAAGGACAGGGGCCGAAGCCCCCGCCTTCACAACTGCGCGATCAGCTCGGCAGAATGCCGGAGATCCGCTCGACAATCTCGCCGTTGTACAGCTCGTGGGTCAGCTTGACCTTGACGAGCTTGCTCTGCAGCATAGCCCACGCGAAGGGCTCGCCGGGCTTGTTCATGCCCGTGGCCTCGCGGTAGACGCGCTGCTGGCGGTTCTTGCCCTTGGAGTTGTCGAGGGCACCCTGCGGGGTGAGGTCGAGGAATACGCGGTCGGTCAGGGTCAGCTCAGGATTGAGGCCGATGGCCTGGACTTCGGCTGGGACCTGGATCTTCAGGGGGACCAGCATCGAGACCCAGGGCTGGCCGGCGCGATCGCCTTTCTCGATCATGCCAGTGGCGGTCTTGATCTCGCCGATCATAGCGAGGTAGAGGCCGTCTTCCGTCGCCGGGTTTTCGGCGGGGAGGGGCGGACGCTTCTCGTTGGACTCGGTCGTCTGAGCGTGGAGGAACACATTGGGGTCGAAGGAGGATACCATGATTGGCCTTTCAGGAAGTGGACTTGGAAATGGGAACGATGACAGGTGCGATCTTGGCTTGCGCCTCAGCTGCAACCTTTTGCTGATACGGCATCCAGCAGGCGTAGCCGTCGGAGAGCTTGACCGTTTCGGAAGCGTCCTGAACGAGACGGACCTCCCGCGCGTCGAAGCTAGTGCCGTCGGCTCGAAAGCCGCCGACGTTGATCAGCTGATCGTTGTGGACGTAGCTGATCAAGGCAGGCCAGGGCTGGTCGCTGGAAGGGTGGCCGGGTGGGTGGTACCACACTACGCGGCCGATTGAAGGAGAGATCATAAGATCCTTTCAGGAGGGAGGATGGCAGGATTAAACGCTCCTGCCTACGGCGTTTTTCAGAAAGGGATGTCGTCGTCAGGGAAGTCGGGCTGAGGCGGCGGTTTCGGGGCGCGGTAGGTGTCCTTGGACGCACTGTTTGCCCGTTGGGGGGAGTCATTCGGATGGAAGCAAGAGAGCATGACGTTCCCATCCCTCTGCGGCGCACCTGCGAGGTTGAAGATAGCGTCGAGGGAGATAGTGAAGCCGGGCCCCTTCGATGGGTCATTGTCGGAGTGCTGGAGGAGGGCACCCACGTTGCGCCAGCGCTTCTTGCCTTCGTTCCCGTAGGGGATGCCGATGGCTATGTCTGCGATCTTGGTGGTGTTCATGGTGCGTACCTTAGATCATGGCTCATTGCCGTCATTCCACAGCGAGAGCAAGTTACGCTCATGGCGCAGCCGTCTTCACTCTCCCAGTCCGGACCATCCCACTTGTGTTCACAAGGACCACGGGGCTCAGAGCCGCAGGCGCAATAACACTTATTCGGATTGAAATTACTACGCAGGGCCTGCAGCGGAACGCCTTCTTCGTCGGCCAGCTTCTGGTGCATCGCCAACACGGCAGCGTTACGTGCTGCGCGCAGGGCTTCGAAATCAGGTGCGTCGCTCACAGCCCGGCCCTCACTTTCCACTTGTCGAAGATCAGCGCGAAGTCCGGCTCGATCTTGGACTTGATGCCGAGGGAACGGGTCTTGGTATCCACGCCGTAGGCCGCGGTGTCCCAGTAAAAGCGATCCGCTTCCCGCGTGGTGTAGATCATCTCGGAGAACAAGGTGGGGATCTCCGTAGCCAGGGCCTTCCCGATCGCCTTGATCATAATCTTGGTCATCTGCGTTACCGCGTCAGTCTCCCGATCCACGTGCGCGGTCATGACGAAGGGGCAGACGATGCCCTGCGTGCAAAGGCGGAGGAAGTTCATCAGGTTATTCTGCGCCACGCCGTAGTCGCCGGGGGAGGCCATCGGGCGGGCGCCGATCTGCATCTTCATCGCGGCGTTCGAGGTCTCGGTGAGGGAGTCCATTGCGAAGATGCGGTTGTATGGGAAGGCGTCTACGCCGCCGAGGTCCTTGCCCGTGCGATCGTCGATGAACTTCGCGCACGAGCCGAGGATCTTGTAGAAGGCGTTGTTCTCTCCACCCCGGTTCGCATCGACTGACTTGGCGAGGGCTTCGTAGGACAGCTTGCCCACCGCGTCGGCGGTCTGCATGAGGGACTTGAGGGAGATCGGCCGCGTGGTCTGCTGGTGCCAATACACGCAGGCCGGGGGCTCCTTGCCCTTGTCGCGGAAGTAGCCGAGGAAGGACTCGAGGCCCTGCTCGGTGAAGAGGATAGCGAGCTCGAAGCCGTTGCGGTCACACCACTCAGCGAGGGTGCCGAGAGAGTAGGTTTTGCCAGTGCCGCCAAGGCCCATGAGGGCGACCTTGGGGCCGAGGAGGGGCTGCTTATCTGCAGCGGGGAGGGTGTCAGTCATTCGTATTCCTTGAGGAGTTGGAGAAAAATTTCCCTGGTGCGAGGAGCTTCGCAGGCAGGGCAGTCAGCGGAGTAGACCTTCCACCGCCCGCGGACGAGGGGGCGGTAGGTGAACTCGAAGCTGTGGACCTGACGGCGCCAGATCTCACCACACTCGGGGCAGAACCAAGCCACGTCAGGGTAGTATTGCTACCCGCCGGAGTCCGAAGCGAACAT